GCATGTGTGCTGGTGGTAATAGTGGTAAGGCAGAAAATGTATCCACACCTGGTGACATAGCAAATAGAATTAATAAGCAAATTGAGAACGCACCTATCACTGAAATAGCAAGACGAGTTCCATTTAATATTCCAGTAGAGGATGGAATTCAAAATGTAATTGATCAAATCACCTAATAAATACCAGTATATCAAGTAGATAATATGTCTGAGGCTGCAGATAGATTAAACCTAGCTCTATCAGAACAAGCCACATTTAATATTTTTTCACCCGCAGACGAGGATCAAATCCGTGTGGGTTATATTTCTACAGAGAGAGGATATATCCAAGGCGTTGGAAGATGTGAGGCAAATGAATATGCCAAGTTAAATCCTGGTACTCGATTTATCATTGAGACCAGAGATGTAATCAGATATCTGAACATTAATGAAGTAAATAGACTTTCATTTAATGATACTACTGCGGAATCAGGTGTTGAGTGTGGTGGTATTGATTTTGATGCAACTTGTAAACCTGCTCGACTCAACTTTACTGGTGGTGGAGGAGTAGGTGCTAAAGGAACTCCTGTGATCGGAAATGATGGTTCTCTAATGACCGTCATTTTACAAGAAGGTGGGTATGGATATCAGTATCCACCTCAAG